TGGAGACCTTGAAGAACTCCTCACGCTTCATGTTGCCCTTGATGTAACCCTTCGCACGAGCCTCCTCGGGCGTCAGGTCGGCCGAAAGCGACTTGATGCGGGTGAACGGCGTGTGGTGGGTACCGTCCAGAACCTTGGCGACCCACTCGGTCCGGCGCTTCTGGAACTCCGGCGTGTTCGTGACGGACTTGGCGTCCGGGAACAGGATGTCGATGTCCTCGATACCGTGCTTGAGGGCGTAGTCCTCGACGGCATCCTTCACCGAGCCGAGTCGGCGGGCCTGCTCGAAGATGCTGACCTCATCGGCGTGCGAGAGCGTGTGACCCTCCGAGGCCTTAGCCTTGGACTCGGTCTGCTCGAAAACGTTGCGAGGCATGCTGGCCCCTTCCTGACTGTGGGTGACGGTCTCGTCGTTGTTGTCGTTGTCGGCGAAGTTCTCGCCATCCTCGTCACCATGCTCAGCAGCCTTGTCAAGGGCCTCACCGATCATGAAGTAGACGACGTTCTTCTGCTCCTCGTTAAGCGTCTCGAAGACGTCCTTAACGGTCTTATCCGTGGGCATAGAGTCCCCTTGATTGTCGGCATGCTCAACGGGGACCTCGTCCTCGTTAGGCTCGGAATCCTCTTCGTTCTCATCGGAGTGACTGAGCGGAAGATCGGTGTAGATGATCACCTCATCCTCGAGCGCAAACTCAGTGCCGTCAGAGTGACGAATGTTGACATTGTCGATGAACGCGCCAGGGTTCGCCCCGGCAAGAACAAGACTGACCTCCTTGATTCGACCATGGAGGACATTCTTCATCTGCTCCTTGAGCTGGTTAGCGTAGATCGACATCGAGTTGATATCGCCGTGCTTAACCTGCTCCTTGGCAGCTTGGGCCTTCATTGTCTGGTTGAAGAACCCATAGCCATAGACACCGTCATTACGGTTCTCGAGAATAACGTGCCCAAGAACGTTGTCGACGTCATCGTGGATGTGCTGCCAAACCAGAGGAACCTTCATGCCGTCCTGATGCTTGAAGGCATCCCGCTTGATCGTTCGCCCATCAGCACACAGGAGGTCATTCTTAGTGACGTAACCGCTGAAGTCAGGTTCCATTTTGAAGTTCACCGTCCTTTCCTTCAGGTGGTGGTTTCTGTGTGCTTAGCTGATCAGGCGCAGCATGCGTGTCAGACTGAGGCATGTTGCTATTAACAAGCTGATCTGCCTTCGGGTCTGTATGAGGCTTAAACCCGAGAATTCCACGAACTTCATTCGATGTTAGAATTTCGTTACGTGTGAACTTATCTGCGATCTCCGCAATCTGGTTGATCGGAACCAACTTGAACGGATCGCGGTAATACTCGATCGACTGGCCCTGAGAACGTGCAGTCTTAGTAAGGAAGACTCGCTTCATAGCTTCCGTAATAGCAGCCACAAGAGGCTCGATAGTACGGTTATAGTAGTTCAGCATGGTAGCCTCATCGGCAGTACCATCAAAGACTTCCTTGGTGAGACCAAGTTCGGCATACAACTTTGCTGTCAGGGACTCAACCTGAGCGGCGAGACTGTTCTCGGCGGGACGATTCAGCTGCGTGATCTTTTCGGTGCCGTCGGTGTAGGCGATACCGTATGCAGAATCAGTGAGCTGCATCTCAATGTCCTTGGCTCGCTGCTGAGCCTGCTCCTTACGTGCCTCAGACTTTACGACGTAAGGCAACTGGATGATCAGGTCGAGCTTTCCAGCACTGGCTCGAGAGTCGACAGTATCAAGGAGGCCAAGCTTCTGTCGGAGTCGCTGAAGAGTCGAGTTTGGCTCATTCATTACTGAATAAAGCGGATTCTCGACGATAGCCACCTTCGACTTTGGAAGGACGATCTCTCTACGCTTTCCGCCGTTAATTACTGGCCGGTCATCATAGACGTTAACTCGCACATGCCTAGGATACCAAGCGACAATCTCGCCGACTCGCATAGTCTGGATGTCAAACCCGCCAGTGTCGAGCGGATTGAGATCCGTATCGATCGGAACGATAGCGATCGTGCCCTTTTCGAAGAGCGTCATCGCTGCGTCCTGCTTAAGAGCACGCGAACCTTGGTCGACGTTTGCTTCTAGCGTTAGACAGTTATTAAGCCCACTAGAAATGACACTCTCAAATCGACCATTTTCGTCAAGTCGGACATGCCGGATATCGATAGCAGCAACGTCAATCGCTAGGCGTGTATAGATTGAAGCGAGAGTCGATCGCTCATTGGCCAAAGAGAATCTCTGACGCTGAGGGTTATAGCTGCTAAAGCCTCCACCATATGAAACTCCGGGATCTGCTCGAAGTACTCGATCGTCTTCGTTTTGGAAGGCGTTCCAAGCATGTCGGAGGCTACGGAATCGTTCTCTGATCGAAGCCATTACTCACCTCCTTTCTCTAACTGTCGGTTGCTCTTTGAATTTACCTAGCAGCGGAGCGAGCGATCATACCAACAATGGTTAGACCGATAGAACCGTATGCCAATCCGGTAGCGAGCTTTTCGCCACTCGTCAGCTTAGCTGCGGTTGTTGCATCGGGATGTGTGAAGAAATCCTTCTCCATCCGACGCATAATCTCTTCGGCCTTGGCTTGGCCCTTGTTAGTTCTCGCCACGAAGAACTCGGCCTGTGCCTCTTCATATGCTCGAGCCCGACCGGACTGTCTGCTTCGAGCCTCGCGAATGGCGGAATTATTTGCGGCTCGGCGCTGTCGTCGCGACTGCTTCGGTTCGCCAGAGGTGGTGGTCTGAGACTTGTGATGGCCCCACTTCATACCCTTGATGCCGTAATGGGCAAGGAAATCATCAGCGTCTGTCACTCGAAAGCCTCCTTATTGGCTTTGTACGCGACGTATGCATCCATAAGAGCGGCGACGTTGTCAATCTTCTCGTCCTGGCGCTTCTTCAGGAGCTTACGGTTGCCATTAGTGTCTTGAATCGTGATGGCATTACCCATCGTGAAGGACATTAGCGACTGATCAAATATGAGCATTCGCTCTTCGCTAAGCTTCTTAAGTTCTCCGAGAGGAACCGATTCGGTCTTAGCTCCCTGAATAACCTTCTCGACACCATAAGGACCGTTCTCATTCTCCCAGCGCGTGACGAATTCCTTAGCGTTGTATGGGTCAAACCCAAACGCGCGGACATCATACTCGGAGTCCAGGATGTACTTATCGACGTCGTCGAATACTTCCATCATGTCAAGAACGGTACCATCAAGTACTTGAAGTGTGCCTTCACGAATGAACTCGTCATACTTCTGACGCATAGCTCCCGGAAGCTTCATCAGAGTCAAAGACGTAATGTAGCTACGAACCTTAATTCCATAATTCCCGTTACTAAGCGGGAAGAGAAAGGTAAACGCACAGAAGTCGTCGCCCTGAGATAGGTCGGCGCCCATTGCGCAAGGAAGTCTCCAAAATTCCCGAGTACGGTGAGGGATCGTCTCTTCATAAGTGAAGAAGTACGTGTACCCTTCCATCGGGATACCAAACCTCTTTGCCAGAATGTCATTGCGGGAAGCTGGCGCTTTCTCCGCTCGTTCGACGTCGAGGTGATAGGTTTCATACGTGACTGTCTTGCCTAGGTTAGGATTCGCCTTCAACCAGGTTGACGGATCTGCGACCTCTTCGAGATCGTCAAGCTTGTAGTGCCAGATCGAGACGTGAGGCGCAATGTAGTCGCCTCTTAGAATGTCTGCGAGTTCCATTTTGATAGTGTCGCCACTACCGTTGCGAACGGTACCCTCGGAGCTAATCGCCAAGATCAGGTAATCATCAAGCTTAGATGCCCCCTGCTCTACGGCCCCGACAACATCTTCTCGAATGTCGCCGGACAGCCACTCATCAATCGTTGAGACCTTCGGTCGAAGACCCTGTAGCTTGTTAATGGCCATAGGGCGAATCTCAAGAAGGGATCCCGTGAGAAAGTTCTCAACACCCTTCTTTGTAGAAGCCAGCTTAACTCGAAGGGCCTTTGAGCCCGTCGTGTTCTGCATAGACCCCTCAGTCAAGAACCTGAAGAGAGGACCTCTAGCACGAGTGATTGATGTACGAATCGGCGACATGACCTCATCGGCCTGCTTCATCGTAGGTGCTGTAGTGATCTGATGAGTGGTAGCTGTATCGACGTTAAGGAAGTAATTTTGGATGCACGATGCGTACATTGACTTGGCCGCCCCTCGGGCCACGATCAAGTACTGCTTCGTTACCAACCGCTTCTTGACTCGCTTACGGACGTAACGTCCGCCGTGATCGTCAGCAGAAGGCTCGTAAACGCTTCTCTCAACGAAATAGTACCAACCAAAGATCTGTTCTGACCACAGTTTGAACGAGTCCAGCAGATGAAGATCTGCTCCATCGGTGAGAGTTAGTTCATTCTCACAATACGCAACGAATCCTTCAACTGCCTTGTCGTCGTAAAAGAAATTAGGATTAGCGATGAGCTCATCAATTCGGTTCATTTCCATTGCGATTTCACGGTTTACAGGAATTTCGCCGCGAAGCACTTGGTCGCGAAACTGACCATAATAAATCGGGGTAGCCGTATTTGATAGAGCCATCGTCAATCCTCCTTTCTCAGACTCGAGCAGGCCAATCCCAGTGCCCAACAGGCGACTGGTCCGGGTCTACCTGAGGAACGCTGGTTGCCCAGTAAGTATCATTGCCGTCCAGAAGAACCTGGCCGTTGACGAGGTTATTCTCCCAGACGCGAACAACGATCATCGGCAGCACATCACCCTCGACCGCCGTGTTCCCGTAATGGATCTGGCTACCTTCCTCAAGATCAGCAATACGACTCTTGATGGCATCCTGTCGACGCTTGTTGATCTTCTCAGCGACGTACGCCGAAAGCGTGTAGTGGACGATTCGTCCAACAGAGACTGTCATCACTTACCCTTTTTCTTTCCGCCGCCAGACTTCGTGAACCCATCAATGATAACGGGTCCAAGATGCTCAGCAGCGGTACGGACGTACGGATTGCTTATCTTTGTAGCGCCAATCGAAAGTGCCGTAGAAGCAGCTAGACCTGCGCCAGTCATAAGAAGATCGTTTGCAGTCTTCTCGCCACGGTGCATTGACTTCTCGTTAAGGTTCTTGTACTGCTGCTCAAGATTCATACGAGTGACAACGGCCTGAAGCTCCTGATTGCTAAGGGTCCTAGTGCCGCCACGCTTTTTAGTCTGCTTTCGCAGCCTGTCGTAGTTAGCATAGTCCTCAGAGTAATCAGTCTTGTCGGCTCCAAATCGACTACGGACTGTGCCCCCGGGGCCCTGGGAGCGTCGAACTCCCCACTTCATACCCTTGATGCCGTAGTGAGCTAGAAAGTCGTCAGCATCTCGTTCGACTCGGGTGTCACGGGTGGAACCCACGGATGACGCACCTCCTCAGCGCGATCTCGAAGACGAACTTCATACTCCCTGATCTGCTCCTTGAATGCCTCAAGAACGAAGGAAGTTGTTGGCGGGTCGAATATAAGCTTAACCTTTAGAACGACATACGTCTTAACAGAGTTGATACCGGTCATACTACCGATAAAATCATCCCATGTAAGACTGTCGTCCTCAATAAAGAACTCGTCCTCCGGTCCGACACCTAGTTGGTGGAGGGTAGCAAAGGCCGAGTTAATATGCATCTTAATCTCAAGGTCAAAGGCATCGTAATCAGAAGCGATCCCGACGGCCTTCTTAACTGAGCTTAGAATGCTTTCTGCCATTAATGGTCACCTCCTACCATTTTGAAGTGGAAGGCGCAATGTGGGCACACAACTATGAGCGCTGTCGTTTAAGTCGAGCGTAAAACTCAGTTCCGCAAATCGACCCCACGAGCCTTCTTAGAGGCGGTTGTAGTTCAGGCGCTTCTGAAGCGCTCGAACCATGGACGACGGGTGATCAACATGACCATCCGCATGGGTGTTAAGGTCCTGCTGAAGAGCCTTGAAGTACTGCGGGCCGACCTTACCATCGATCTTGCCCTTGTAGTGACCTCGGCGCTTGAGAAGGGTCTGGTGGGTACGGATGAGCTTGGAACCACCATCGCCCTCCTTACCAGTCCAGTCCCAACCTCGAGTCAGACCAGGATTGTCATTCTTCCAGTCCGAGTTCTGGTTAGAGATCTCGCCGTCGACCGGGGTCCCAAGAAGATACTGCATCTTGGTCGTGACATCCCCGCCCCAAACGCCATCGACGTCCAGGCGATCAGTCTTCGGGTTGAACTTCGAGGCGGACGGCTTCGGCGGCTTGGGGATTCCAACACCAGGGCCCATGTGCCCAGGAGACACGACAGGAGTCGACGTGTCGTAGTCCGGCATACCCCAACCAACGATGGACGCTCCACCGCGAACCTTTCGGGCGACAGTACGACCATTACGCTGGTCACCGTTAACCGTCGAGCTCGTGTTGAACTCGATGGTCTGAACCATGCCGTTAGATCCATGCTTCTCCGCGATGCCAACGTGCGAAACACGATTGGGAAATCCGGGGAAGTCGAAGTAGATAATGGCGCCTCGAGGAATGTTGTTCACGGAACCCGTGTGCCAACGACCCTTGTTCTTGAACCACTGAACGCCACTCGGAGTGTAAGCGTGCTCCGGGAAGATGTCGAGTCCATTAACTTGGTCAAAGCACCAACTAAGACCAATTGCGCAGAACTGAGCATCCTTGTAGACGTCACCATGCTGCTTGGCGTACCACAGTCCATATGGGCTATTACCAGGGAAATACCCCCCGATCTGAGAAGCTGCCTTGGCGAGAACCTTGTTGATGGTTGTCGTCATTAGTTCTCCTCCTCTGCGCCCTGATCCTCGGGCGTCTGGTCGGGGTCCGGAAACTCATCCGGCGGGAACTCAGTCGCAGGAAGCTCGCCATTGGTGGGATCCTCCGTCGAGTTGAACTCGGTGTTCTCAGGCACCTTCTTGCTCCTACTCATTGTTACCACAACCTCGTATCTCCGGGGCGGCGTTCAACTAGTTGCTTTGGTAATAGTCGCTCGTCGCCGTAGTGAATTGCGTTGTGCGTCCGATGGGTCGTGGTTATCAAGAACTCAGGATCGAGTATGACCCCGTCCCCGTGTTCGATGTCTTCCACAGTCATCGGATTCATATGGTGGATGTAGATTCGGTCGTGGATTTCATACCCATCGACTCCGAGGTCCATCCCTTCATCTCGAGCAATGACGTGGTTGCGAACTTGCTTCCACTCCGTCGAGCTGTAGAACTGTTGATTCACAAATCGGTCAAAACCAAACGTTGCTTTACCGACTTGCCCTCGAAGTGCAAGATAACGGAATCGATCTTCGAACGAGTTAAACCGAATCAGTTCGGAATAAGACCTAGTAATCATCGTCATCCGAAGATCCATAACCGGCGTAACTCTTCATAGCGCTGATGGCATCCTTGTACAGGGCTTCCATCTTCTCGCCAGATTCAATCTGCTTCGTCTGCGCACGAAGTCTTTCGACTTCTTGGGAGAGCTTCTCTTGCTCTAGCCGTTCGCGAGTCGTAGCAAGCTTAAGAAAATGAGTGATCACCTGAGAAGAAGCAGTGCCGTCACGGAGCTGCTTCTCTGCGGCGTCAACCGCAAGGGCGATCATCTGATTCTCTCGAGCTTCGAGCGTCGTGGCCGGTGGTTGATTCGGCCGACTAGACTCGGAGACTCGTCGAGCAGTCGCCACAGGTAATCACCTCCTTGTAGTTGTGTCGGTCGGTGGGAGGATCCAGAAGGAATCCGAGACTCCAATCACCAAGCTATGAAACCAGAGGCTTCGACAAGGTGCTGAAAGGAGACCTGGGCTGACGAGACCCAATTTTTAGGGAGC